GAGGTGTTGAGGAAGTAATTACAAAATTTAAAGTACAAAATGCTGAAAAAGGTTTTTACACATTATCTGGAAAAGGTCAAAAAAAATTAAAAATTATTGACGATATAGTGGATGAATTTAGAACTAAACCTTATCTTCATAATGCTAAAGGTTTTGATATGTTGAAAAGAAGAATCCAAGAGGAATATCCTACAGGAATTAAAATAGGAGATTCTGGATTGCCATCAGTAAATATTGCAAATGGCATCAAAGATCTAATTGTAAAAAAAGTTCCAGAATATAAACCAATAATGGATTCTTATGCTAAATCTACTAAGGAAATTCAAAACATACAAAAAACTTTAGGAGCAGATAGTAAGTTAGCAAATAAACCTGGAGCTATAGGCAAATTACAAAATTCTTTATTGCAAAGTACCAGGGATGGAGTAAACGCTAATTTTAAATATAAAGCTGATGCTGTAAATAAATTAGATCCAAATTTAATGCCTGAGTTGTCAGGTTTGGCTTTGCAAAATATTTTGCCAAGAGGTTTAGCTGGATTATCAACATCAGGGTTGGGGCTGGGAGCTTATGGAACTTTAGGAGTTGCTGGGATTCCTTTAGCTTTATCATCCTCTCCAAGACTTATGGGAAATGTTGCTAATAGATCTGGGCAAGTTGTTGGATCTTTAGCAAAAGGCATGGATGCAGTAAGCCCTTACACAAAACCAATCGGATCAGCTTTAATGAATTATGGGCCTGATGCTTTAAGAATTAATAGACCAATAACACAGGCAGATCCTTCTGGATTATTAGAAGCCCAGGAACAGAGATCTGAATACGATAAAGCAAATCAAGAATTGCTCAGGTTAATCAATGGAAAATAAAACTCTTAATGTTGAAAATGCTTATAAAACCAGGTGGGTTTGGTATCACACAATTTTAGCCTTAGAATTATTAATGACTAACATCTTACTGATAGGGATCCTGGTTGTTTTAAAATAAAAATTTATGACAAGACATTCTGAAAGAGTGGGGAGATCTGGAGAATTTGCAGTTTGTTCCTGGCTTTCTGATTATTCAGATCTTGTTAATTTAATTCCTCATGGATCTCATGCTGATATTATTTTTGAATATCAAGATTATTTATTTAAGTGCCAGGTTAAAACAGTAAGCAAACAAAAAAAATATATTTCAAGACATACAGGAAAGCATTATAGATCTGGATGGGTATGGGATTTAAGAAGATCCTCTAATAGCTCAAATAGATCTTATGAACATAAGCAAATAGATATATATGCCATGTACTGTAAGCCTAAAAATAAAATAGTTTGGGTTTCAGCAAACTCATTAAATAAATCCAAAATAACAATAACTAATAAAAATTTAGATAAATATGATCCCCTGGATGCCTGGAACAAAGCATGTGAACAGGCGGTGAACAGAGAATTTAAGTTCATTAAGACAATGCCCTAACAGGGTATTTTTTGGCTGTTTTTAATGGGTTTATGAGCCTTGTAAAATCTATTATTTATATAAACCATTTCCCTGCTAAGAATAATTTATTTACTTTTATACCTCAAAAATAGTTGCACTATTCAGCAAAACTGCCATAATTCTTATATGGAGTTATATACAACTACATCAGTTGAGAGAGATTTGAGTGAACACAGAGTGAACACAGATTTTTCTCTATTTAATAAACTAAGTGGATCTTAAGGATCCAGGAGAAAAAATGAAAACAAGTAAAATCACCTTTAACAGTCAAAAAGGTTTAAAAAATAAATACAACTCAAGCGATACTGCAAAAAGTGAAGCAATGTTGTGTTTTGCTGAAATGACTATTGAGGAATTAGAATCAAGTATTTCAATGGCAAAAAAGTTTAAGAAGGAGATTTCTTAATGAATACTGATATTCAAAAAAACAAACATTCCAATAGAGGAAAATCAACTTGGAGCAGATCAATGAGATCTGCTCCTACTTCAAAAAAATTTGCAGACAAACTCGGTACACCTGGAGCCAGGAAAATTGCAAAACAATATCTCCAGGAATCATCTAGGAGGCACTTCTAATGAGTCTAGATATAAATAAATTTTCAGAGGATTTTTGGATCTTTAATTTTAGATCCGAAGTTCTTGGCAAAGATGTTCAATGGACATGGAATAAAGCAGTAAGACATCAAGCTCTTAACCATGAAACCTGGATCCCTAAAAGAACAGATGCTATTTTTCTTGATATTGATTTTTATTTTGCTGGAAAAGATATGCCTAATGAAGATGGCAAAACATTCAAAGCAGAATTTTATGAATGGCTTGATCAAGAGATCCAAACAACTAAAGATTCTATTAACAAAAGAGCTCGTAATAAAAGAGCTCTTGCAAAACAGGAGAAATAAATGAGAACTAGAACTACTGATAAAAAATTTAATGGCTTATGCTGGATCACTAGACACATTAAAGATGATCCTACTCAGCCAACTTTTACAACTTATTTTGCCAAGATCCCAAATGGCAAATCTCATAAACTTACAAAAATTGGATCTGATTCAGACCAGGTTTCTCTTTCTGTAATGAGAGAAAGAGCAAAAGATCTGATAGAAAAAACTTTAAACAGAGGATCTGCAACTCAAACTCTTAATCAATTTTTTGATGAAATTTTTATTCCTGATAGAGAAAATCAGGAATGCGACACAATACAAATGAAAAATAATTGGGATAGAGATATTCGAAATTCTTTAGGATCTTCAAAAATGATAGATCTTGAAACTGTAGATATTTATAAATTATTTATGAAAGTTTCTAAGAGATCTAAAAGTGTTGGCAATAAGGTTCTGCAACTTATCAAGGCTAGTTATAACCTGGCTATTGAAGTTGGGATCTTAAAATACAATCCAGGTCATTCAATAAAGAAAAACTCTGAAACAGATCGAGTAATGTTTTTTACTCCAGAGCAAAAAGATAGATTTATGAAGGCTTTATTTTCCTTTGGATCTGAATACAAATATTCAACAGCTATGATTTATGTTTTATATTTATCTGGAGCAAGGGTTGGAGAACTTGCCAGAGCAAAATGGACAGATCTGCATGGAAATAAAATTCTTTTGGAAGATCATAAAACTGCTAAAAAAACAGGAAAGCCAAGAGTTATTTATTTAAGCAATGAGGCAATGAAGATAATTAATAACATGCCTAGATCTAATGAAACTATTTTTAAGATCAAGGATCCTAATACTTGCTGGAAACAAATAAGAGTGATGGCAGATCTTAAAGAATTTCACTTGCACGATTTGAGGCACAACTTTTGTAGCCAGGCAGTCAATAATGGAATTGATATGATCAGAGTTGGTCAATTAGCTGGGCATAAATCAGTTAAGACTATGGAAAAATATCAACATATTTTTGATCAGACTTCTGAAAACGACATCAAGCAAATAGGAAATCTCCTTAGCTAAATTATTTTGGTAGATCCTTGCCCTGAGGATCTACCTTATAAACTTTCTCCAAATGCAACTCCAGGTAATGAATTGCTTTTCTTAGATCTTCAATCTGCTTAGATCTATCTCCTTTTTTTCTAGAAATATATTTAATAACATTTGCCAGGCAAAAAGGGATCTCATTTTCTGTAATGAAATCTATTGGCTCAATTTTTAATTTGTAATGAGATCCGCCAACTTGTTTATCACTAGCTAAATCTTCATCAATTATTGAATGAGCTTGTTTCATTTTTTTTTCAATATCCATCTTTACTCCAAGATCTTATCTTTTAGATTTAATAATAAGTTTTTATTTTAATCTTTTATTTAAAGATCAAACAAAAAACTTTTAGATCTAATTGTACTCCCTATGTTTACTTTTAATGGAGTTATCCCTCATAATGACTCTTTAACAAAATTAATAGATGGAAAAAAATATGGAAGATCTCAAATGTGTTGATACTAGACAAGCCTCAGAAATTTTAGGAGTTAGCTTTAACACTTTAAATACCTGGAGATCTAAAAGCACAAAAGCAAAACCTAAAGGCCCTCAATGGGTAATGATAGAAACTGCGGTCAGATACAGAATTTCAGATCTGGATAAATATCTGAAAGAAAGAACAAGAGGAGAGTAATTATAATTTTTTCATGGAGAAAACACATTGCCTTCTAAACATTCAATATTGGGCCCATCAGGGCATTCTCGCTGGAGTAAATGTCCAGCATCCCCTAAAAAATCTGCTGAACATCCTGGGCAAACATCCAGGGCCGCTGTGGAGGGAACTATAGTGCACAACATTTCTGAAATGATTTTAAAGGGCAAATTTAAAGATATAGATCCAAAAAAATATTGGATAGGTCAAGAGATCCAATTAGAGGGAGAAACAATAACTGTATCTCCAACAAATTATGAAAGTGCTGTTTTTTATGTTGATTATGTAAAAAGAAGAACAGAAGAATTAGAGGGAACTTTGTTGATTGAGGAACAAGTTGAACTCACAGAAATTCATGAGGCAGTTTGGGGAACATCAGATGCAATCATTATAGGGAAAGATCGTATTGCAGTAATAGATTATAAAAATGGTAGATGGAATGTTGAAGCTGAGGGAAATTCACAGCTCAAGATTTATGGCTTAGGAGCCTTATCAAGATATGGTAATGATCCAGAAACCATTGTTGAACTTACAATAGTTCAGCCGAATTCCCCAGGCAATAAACCTAAAATTAAAACAGTAGAAACCACAGCAGATAATCTGGTTGATTGGGGGTTCCGAGTTCTAAAGCCACAAGCAGAGGCTTGTTTTGAAGATAATCCAATATTTGTTGCTGGAGAACATTGTAGGTTTTGTAATTACAAGCCCTATTGTGAAAAAAATAAACATTATGAAAAAAAGAGAGGTAACTATGTCAAATAATGTAAAGGATGAAAATCCTAAATTAAGTAAGAGTTGGAATGATCCATGCTTTACAGCAGTACAAGAAGATGGATCTAAAATAGAATGGTTTGAAAGGGATCTAAATCCAGAAACATTAGTTG